TTTTAAAGAAAGGTTTTGAACTTTCCACATAAGCAAGGAAATTTCGTTGTGCTGATCCTTGAAACAAACCATCATAAAAACCACCTTTTTTTAAATCACTAACTATATATTTTAAAGCTCTCTTTTCTCCTCTATTACCAGAAAGTGGAGTTGAAACATCTATACCTGATCTAGTAATAAATCCATTATTATTCCATCTAGCATTTATCCTTTTTGTAACAAAATCACTTTGAGCATCAATATCATCTGGAAATTTCTGTCTTGCTAAATTAGTGATTTCTTCAATTTCTTGCATTATTTTTATTTCATTTTCTTTAAAAACTTCTTTGTAGTTATAGTTAGGGTCATTAAGAGATGTTGCATAGTTTTTATGTAACTCTCTAACAAGGTCTAATCCGACCTGTTGCATGTTTCTTATATCTACGTTCCCTGCATTGTTTACTCTTTCTTTTATTGTTTGTAAATCTTCTAAAGCTTTAGGAAATGTATAACTTTCTTCAAAGATCTGGAGCAATGAATTAAAGTCACCAACCTTTGAGTCATCTCCTCTTTGTATCTCAAAACTTAATTGTGTTAAATCCATTAACTCTTCATTGTAATCACTTACTAATAAATTCTTTCTAATATTCTCTACTTGTGCAGTATATGATTGGTTTATAGCTTGTATTATTCTTGGATTGTCTGCATGTTTTTTTAATAACTCTTGTCTTTTTTCTTGTAATTTAGCTAGATACAAAGGCACATATTCATTACCTCGAATATCATCAACGTCTGCTCCTAAAATTAATTGTTGAAAAGTTTTACCATCTTCGTATTCTGAAAACAAAACTTCATCTTCAAAAGTTCTATTAAACAGATCTTTATTAACAGTATTTATTTTGTCGTTATTATCTTTGTTTTGTTTTAATACATCTCCAATAATTAAATTAAGTTGTGCTTCTCCACCAATACTTTCTATTAATCTTAGTTTTTTATTAAGAGTGCCATTGCTAAGTATCCTGTCATCTATAGGGCCAATCATTAATGGCTGCACTTGATCTTCTGTTCCTAGCTTGTCTCCTAAGAAAATAGTTCTAAGTATTTGCTCTGCATCTATACCAGATTGATTTCTTAATTCATAAACAATTGTCTGTATCATATTTTTTACTATTGCTGTCTTTTCATCTGCATCAAATAAATGAGTATTTTTAATAAACTCCAGATTTGTTTGCGTATTTTGTATAAAACTAGCAACGCTAAAATCTTCTGAATTTACTAGATTTCTTAGGTTAGTTGTTAATTGATTATTGCTACTAGTTACAATTTGGTCTTTGGTTAATTCTTTATAATTTGTTTCCTGTCTAAGCCTGTCTTGATATAAAATATTGGCTATTGTGCCTTCTATGTTTTTTAAATCAAAAGCACTTAAATCTGTATCTCCATACACATAATTATGAAAAGCTTGGACATATCTCGAGTCAGTAGGATCTAGCTCAGATACTCTTATCTCGCTTAATTCTCCATCTTTATCTACAACTGATCCATCTGTTGTTGTATTAGGAACTAGTATGTCTTCTTTTGCAAAAGTCCAACCATATGCTCTGTTAAGTACTACTTGTGAATTATTGACTGATAATAAAGATTCCCTAAAAGGTCTACTGTTTGCAATTTGTGTTTTTAATTTTTCAAGATCTAATATTTCTTGTTTAGAGTCATCTGTTTGTTTTTCTAGTTCCTTTAATGTTGTTATCCTTTTATCAATCTTTGTTATATAACTATCTAATTCTTTTACAGCAGTTGTTGGATCTCCATATTGATAAAAAACTTTAAGTGCTTGAGCATCCAGATCTTCTTTTACTTTCTTTTCTTTTTTAATCCAAGAGCTACCAAAGCTATCTACTTGCTGTGCAAAATCACTAAAAGCTTCTGCATACCTTCCAGCATCTTCTGGAGTAGCATTTTCAATTATACCTTTGACACTAGGTAATTCTAATTGCGGTATTTGTGTTAACGCTGCTGGCTGTACAGCTGTCTCTCCAAACCATCTAGCATTAACTACTTTTGGTTGTTCTATCTTTGTACTACCAACCGATGGCGGTACAGTAATACCATCTACTGATATTTGTTTGGCAACACCAGCCCCCTTCTTTTTAGGGTCTTCATTTTTGCCAAGACTTAAACCTTTTACAGATGCCATTTATCTGGTAATTTTTAGTGAATAGTTTGCCATGCCAGCACCTTTTAAGCTTGCGTAAGTGTTAAAGCCACCCACAACAGAACTAGCCATACCCAAAGCATATGGGCCAAAGCTAGGCTTCGGTATCTCAATGGGTTTAACAGGATCAAGATACGTTTTCTTAAGATAAGTTGCTGTCTGGCCTCGCCTACTTGCTCGATTCGCTTGAGCATCCAGTCGTTGCGATTGAGTGCCAGCCAAACTAAACGCAGTATTTCGATTCGTAATATAATCTGCTGCTGCTTGTGTGCGTTTTATATCCGCAATCAAAGTCCATGCGTTTGTTCCTAATCCTCTTAATGCTGCAACTTCTCCTTTCTTTTCTAAATATGACCGACCAGTTGCTAACTTATCTTGTGCTTGTTGTTCTTGTTGCTGCATCTGATTCATAGTGATTCTGGTGCTATCTCTTTCATATTGCAAATCTGCTAAATAATTTGCATGCTCAATAGCATCCTGATTCATCTGCTTCTTTGTTTCCTCAGTCATCCTGTTAGACTGAGCCTGTAACATATTGCTTTGATACTGTAAATTTTGTTGAGCGTTTTGATATGCAACAGTTGTCTTAGCTTGCTGGTATTGCATATAGCTACCAGCTACGCCTAAGACTCCAGAAACAACAGCTAAAGGAATTGCACCGCACATAATCAGTTTTTTACAAATTCATAAAAAGTTCGACCTTCTGCACCAAATGTAGCGTGTTTTTTAATGATTGAAAAACCCATCCACTTAATCCATTTTATATGAGTTGTATTTCTTTCATCAACATAATTATATAAAAGTGGGTAATTGCAATGAAATTTTTGTAGTTCTATAGGTGAATTGCGTAAAAAGGCTCTAACATCTTTATAGTCAGATGTCATAGACTTATGCCCTAACATCCATATTCTTCCTACTTTATTAGAACAAGGAACTACTCCATACATACCCATAAGATTTCCTTTGCGACCAATCATAGTCATACAAGGTTTACTTGCAAAAAAACAATAAAACAAAGTTTCTTCTGGAGAAGAACCAGAATACGCTAAACATTCTTCTTTATCTTCTAATCGCATATTGCTTGCAACTTCTACAACGTCAGAAAGTATTGACTTTCGCCAATAAAACTTACCTATAGTCGTCTTGCTCTGGTGTGTAGCCATCCTTCCCATTCTGATGATTGGATACGACAGGGTAGTGGGCTATCGCTTAAAATTTCAACTTTAGTATCGTTGTTATGAGCCATTACTGGCACTCTAAATTTACCAGCCAAGAAAGGTGCTTGACCTAAAGCTGGAGGATTTTGACCAACAATAAACCCATTATAAGGATAGATCTGCGAAGTTCTACCTCTTGGTGTTACTTTTATTTTAAATGCAGAGGTATCGTCAAAAACAAACGTCCAAGTTCTTATCTGTAATCGAGGGCCAGCAACTACAGCAACACCACCACCAGTTGGTTGTTCTTTTAAATATGGTGTACTAAATTCATAAGTCATGTCATATCTTTCTCCTATAAAAAACTTTGCATTAGTCAAGTCTCCGAGTACAGTCATAGTTCCGTTACCACTAAATCCTGATTGTGTAGCTCCAGATAAACTTTCAGCACTTGGTACTTTTACTTCTCCATGCTGCAATGTATTGCCAGAAACATCTCTACCAACAACAATTTGTATTCCAGCAGTAGCAGTTGGATAAGGTAAAGATATAACTGATTGGACACCAGCACCACCTTGATTGATTACATTAATATGACATTTAGTTTCGTCTATTTTTCTATCTACTAAAATTTCTAAATTAGAACCAGCATCAACTGCTTCTGGACGTAATGAACATTTTTCTAAGTAAACTCCATCTGAATATTGAATAACAAAATAAACATCACTATCTATGATTGAAGCTCCAATTACAGTTTTTTCTCCTTTAAGTTCCCAGAACGACCAAGAAGACTGTAGCTTAGAATCTTCTTCATAAAAGAATTTATAAAAATAAATACGTTTAGGTTCATCTTTGCTTATAGCTATAACAGTTTCTTCTGATGCAGAACTAATTAAACTTGTTATATTTCTAGGAATATATCTAGGAACAGCTGACGACACTTCCTCTGAAACTGGAACTGATGCAGTTATATCTGGAAGATAAAAGTCACGCAAACCGCTAAATTCTCCTTTAGGTACAGAAAAATAAACAGTCCGACCTACAGCGATAGGGTCAACTGTTGGTTCGGTTTCGTATGTAGTTATAGCTGTAATAGTTGCAGTCTTAGGAGTTAAAGCACCGCCAATAGTTGAAGCTCCAGCATCTAATCTGAATTGACCATGCCGACTAAATAACAATAAAGTATTTGCAAAAGCCAAGCTAGACGTTAAGAAATGAATTTCAGTACCGCCTGTTACTAAGTCAATAGGGTCGCTGTCAACAATAGTTTGTACTGTCTCAGGAAAAAATCTATCGTAACTATCAGCAGCACTCATTATTACGTTTTCATCTGCTAAAAGTATTAACCTATTTCTAAAAGTATTAATGTTGTTAATCGTAGTACCTACAAATGTAGGGGTAGGAGCAGTAAGTAAATCTCCAGCAATTCTAGGCGACCAATCAAACTGTTTAAATGTAAAATTGCCAGTAGCTGCATCACGAACTAATACATGTGGCATCGTTGATTTATTAAATTTATATGGTTCTAAAGGGCCAACTGTTTCTCTCCAGATGCCAAAACCAAAACCTGTACCATTAGAAGTTTCAAATTTAACGTAATAATCATCTAATCCTGTAGTTTTAGATCCCTGCACCTTAACAACAAATCCATTTTCACATAGCGTAGGTAAGTCGGTAATAGTATCTATCGCTCCTTTAATTGCTTTTGTATAAGTTCCAGCTTTGGTATCACTACTTTCTAAAACAAAATCAGTTCCATCCTGTTTTTCTATTCTAATAATGTATTGATCTACAGTAAATGTCCAACCACTAGATAATGCAGTTGCTAAATCATTTTTTAAATCAGTAGCAATTGTACCCGAATCTGGTACCGCTCCTCCAACAGCAGCAGTTGTATATGATGCAGTTGCTAAAGTGCTACTTCCGTCAGCACTTTTTATTTTTACTTCATAAGTCGTAGAGTAATCAGCAGCTTTTATAAATACAATTCCTTTTGCAGATACATCTGGAGATAATTCATTAAACCTACAATTACCGCTAGTGCTTGCTGAAGCTCCAGTTAATGTAAATTGATTAGCGTTTACAACAGTTGCGGTATATGTACCATCAACACTAGATCCTGATGTAAAATCTATTTGTATTTTTACTCCAGATGTTAAACCATGACCATTAGAATTAACAGTTATCGTTGTACCTGATTGCGTGTAAGTACCAGCATGATCCATTGTTACAACTTTTTCTCTGTTGCATATAAAAGTGTAGTCAGCTACTGACGCAATTCTAAATTTATCTGCTGGCTCTGAACTGTTAGCAATATCTAAATAATCAGTTCCGTTAGGAGTTGCAAGTGTTTGTGCGTTGCCATCTAAATCAAATACATCTATAGCTCCATCTCTAATCATTATTAAATATTGAATAGTTCCATCTCTATCTACAACTTCAACAAAAGGATGCCCAGAACCAGCCGAGCCATTTATTATTTTAGCTATGTGATTAAATGGAGGACGTTTAGTTAATCCTTCTACTGGAGATGATAAGCAATTTATAACCGATTCTGCCTGTGAAGCTAATCTTAACGCTGGAGGCTGTTGACTAACCCCATTAATCATATTGGGAATAGTACTAGAAATTAATGCCATAGTTATCTTTGTATAACATTAATAGGTCTAAATCCAGTTATAGGATATGCCTTATTAGCATTACCTCTTAACATATTATGCTCGCTTAAAGTTGTTTCTTCTTCTAAAAATTGTGTTCTAGCTTCTTGCTCTAATACCATATTTATTTCTGTTAAGTCTTTGCTTCCAATCATATTTTCCTGTAGTTCTTTACCAGCTTTAGTCATTATGTAAACTCTAGCGTGTTCTGGTAAATCATCCCAATCAAGAATGACAGTCATATCTGCTTTTAAATCTATTGTAAAAACATAGGTATTGTTTCTTCTATCGTATAATCTGCTTCCACGTTGCACAACGTCAACATCGCTATATTCGTAAGGATCAACTACAATTCTGCTGACGTTAGTACCAACTGAAATCTCATTAGTTGTAGAGTCTCTAGTTAAAGTTATTTCATAATCAGTATTAAAAGACCACCCTTCTGCCTGTACTTTACGGCTAACACTATCTAAAGTTTCTTCTGCTAAATTTCCTAAACCAAGTAGGCCTTGCAAAGAATTTAATGGACTTTCGCCCATCATTTGCAAAGCCTTATTGACCGCTTGAAGTTTAGATGTTCTTGCAAGTACCATTTATTTTTTAGTTCCTTTTTTTGGAGGACGACCTTTTTTAGTTCCGTAAGTTCCTTTGCCAGAGGGTGCCATAGTAATAAGGGGGTAAGTTTCCCCCCTATATTAACTACTTATGAGTTAGCTGCATATACCTCAATAGCACAGTCAGGACGTAAAACGCCAGTACCATGAGCCATTGAACCAACCATAAATGTACCTTGCCATAATGCAGAAACGTCATTACCTGTTTGCTGCATCTTAAGATCCATTAACTTAACAGTACCGACTGCATCTGGAGTAAATGCAAGACCGATATTGTCTGTATAGTTAGCGTGGTATGTGTTATTCTCACCAGTTACCGCAGATCTGTTTGTCTTAGGTAAATGATTAGACTTAATGATATTAATACCAGCAACCTTAAGAACTGTTCCTTCTGCATATGCTCCAGAACCGCCCCAGTCTCTGTTAAGAACATCAGTTGTCTGAGCTAATTTATAGTAATTTGCTGGATCAAGAGCAAAATATCTATTGTCTTCTGGAACATTGTTCTCATCAAATGTTTGAGCAACAGTCCAAAGAGCAGTAACTAGATCAGCACCTGTAACAGCAGCAACAGCAGCAGCTGTATTAGCAGTACTACCTTTAAGAATTTTAACTCTTGTACCACCAGCTAAATCGGTGTTGAAGTTTGTAGCTGTTCTTGCAGCTTGAGCTATTGTTGCAGCTACGTTCTGGTCAAAGCGATATGCTAAAGCATTGCCCATCTCAGTTGTATAGCGACTTCTGACATCATAATGGTTCTTAGCTTCCTCGATGTCTGCCAAAAATACTTGACTGACAAGTTTGTCATCAATATTTATGGTAGCTTCAGCATGCTTGATTGCTGAACCTGTTAATTGAGTTCCTACTGTATGGTAAGAAGTTGTAGCTAATCCAATGATTGGAAACTGTGCTGATTTTCCAGATTGAATAGTACGAACTGTATGTAATGGTTCGAAGATTGTAGCCTTTCTAAATGCAGAAAGCACTTCTCCGCTCCAAACTTTTAGAAAAAGAGCGTCATAGGCTGTACCAGTATTGTTAACTAAGCCGAGCCTAGACGGAGTGAAATTAGCCATCTAAGGATGAAATAAGTTTTACTTAACCGCCCCTCATCTTAGTTAGACTAATACCTCGCAAGGATGCTATCTGAAAAGAATAAGTGTAAGGTTATAACAATACTATCAAAAAATGAACGAAGATCTACCTTATATACCAAATATAAATGTACTTAATCCACCTCAAACAATTTTTGACGTACCTGTGGCAGAGATTCCGTACCTAGATCCTGTACTCCTTCCATCTTTGGAACAGGTAGAGTCGGGTCTGGGAGCTTCGGAATCTTCTGCTGAAGAAGAAACATCATCTTCAAAGGAGGAAGAGTTGCAATTAACAAAAGAGACAATACCGACAAACCTGCCAGACCCCAAAGAAACTTTATCAACCGAAGAACCTGTAGCTACGTTCAATATACCATTTTTTGGTGAAATGCCTATCCCTGCCCCAGAGGTGATTGCTTCAAGTGTAATAGCATCTGGTGTAAGTGCCACAGCAGCAGTCACAGGTTCAATAGTTTTGCAAAGTGTTATTAATCAGTTGAAAAAAATAATGACAAAAATATTTAAAAAGGTGCTTAAAAAAGAAATTACTAATCAGAAAAAAGATCAGAATTAGTTTTAACATAAGTTCGTATATTGATGACATCACTACAGATGTATGCGTACTTAGAAGCAGGGTTTATCATGTAGCCTGATGCGTGAAGCTGACTACATTTCAAAATACGAACAAGCTGTTTATCATGCACTTGCTTGTCTAACTCTTCTTTGGCTAGGTCTAGCTTTACTTTGGATAATTCGTTACAAGTTTGATTATCTCCTAGAGGTATCATAAAACTCATTTGCACTCCCCAACCTTCGTTTATGGAATATGTATCTTCTCCTTGTGCGTCATTCCCTGTATAAAAAGGAGTTATTGCCATAGTAGGTTGACTACAAACTAAATTTCCAAACTGTTGTTTGCCTGTCATTCCATTATTTATATTCATATTCTGATTGATAATACTAGAATTACCAATCGCATTTGGTTGAGCCTGTACGTTTGTATCGCCTTCGGCTTTTGCTTTACTGACTAAAGACAGACAAAGAAGTGATAACGCTAGTAGTCGTAATCGCATCTGTTTGTGTAATTTCTTCTAATTTAGTTCCTGATGCTCTAGTAGTCACATTTAATGACCAATCAGCAGTAGCAGTATTAGGAGTGAAAATTGCATCTGAAGCTGTTATTCCTCCGTTACTAGCACTTGTAACAGCAATGTTTGAGGCTTCCCAAGTTTCTAGAGCAGACCCATATTTCTGAGTAACTATGGTGCGATTTATAGTCTGAGTAGTATTCTCTGTGCGGTTGCTAGAACCAGTAGTCCAAGTGGGGATTCCATTTGCGTAGCAAGGTGCAGCCAAAAATAAAGCTAGTGCTAAAAATTTTTTCATGTGATACCTACTGTATTGTCTTTATTATCTACTATCTTACTGTCTTTGTTGTTGCTATTGCCACCCTTTTTCTTATTGACAGAAATTCCATAACTGCCTAAAACCCCACTTGTCAGGCCTGCCAAAAAAGCTCCGTCATTCCTGATCTTATCCATGTATCCCAAAGTCATCATTGATAAAGACCAGACCAAAATCATAAATCTGACCCCATGACCGAACAGTTCAGCCCAATCAATACCTTCTTTTTCTTGTTCTTCCATAGAAATCAATCTATACTACACTCATAGTAACCATAGATTCTTAAAATGATTAGTCTAATTCGTCCAATTATCTTTGCTTTCTTAAAAAGTAAAAGTGTGTCTATTTTGGTCTGCGATATTTTAGAAGCACTTGCAAAACTTAGTGAAAATAAACTAGATGATGCAGCAGTTGCTAAAATAAGAGAAATGCTTTTGGAAGACAAGTAATGTGTGGAGTTAATCAAACCAAACAAAACGATAATGATAATCAAGATTTAATTAGACGCTCTCAAAAAGCCAACAATGTTGGTAATTTAATGAACAAATATAAAAATTTTGGGCGTGACGCTACTGCAACTCCAGTTAATTTATTAGAAATTTATCAAAACAAAAAGAATTACAATAAAAGGCTTGATGCTCTTATAAAAGATTTATAAATCAAACCATTTGCGTAGGAAATATAGCTACATATTGCACAGGAAAAGGTAACATCTCCCAATCAGGTGAACCCATAGCCGATTCCCAAGCGTTACGTTGGTCATATGCAATAACAACTGTTTGAAATCCTCCAACATCTTTCATAGGTAAATCACCTATGTAACTTCTAGGGATTCTTATGCACCAAGCTCTAGGTCTTAGCTTTACTGGCTTAGTGTCCTGTGACACGACTCCATTTCCCCTGTGCTTGTCTATGTCCGAGTTTTTCAAGCGGTATACCCAAGACTTGGGCATCCAAAGCCCCTTCAATATCCCCCCTGTGAGCAGCCAATTCCAAATCCCATAATTCCATTTCCCTATCTTTGATAGCCCTATCTTCATCTATTGCAAGTGATTCATTCCAATATTCCACCGCTCCAGCTAAAGAGTCAAGTCTGTCATCGTTTTGTAAACAATTTCTATCAACTGTTATATGAGTCATCTGGTGAAACAACTGATACCCTAATGCTTTATCTACCGAGTCCTCTGTTCGAGGCTTTGCATCGTTTTCTACGACTGATCTATTAATTATTAATCTATGTTGGTTCATAACAGGCTCTAATGCGTTTATTATTCTTCGTTCTTTCTGCACATTGCTTCTTTGACCTTCAATAGTACAAGGGTAAATCTTCTGTAAATATGGTTTTAACAAGCTTTCCATCATACCTTGACCAAACTGATCCTCTAAAAGTATTAAATTAACCTTGTTTCTTTTACAAGCTTCAGCAATGCCAGTCAAAACTGGCTCAGTATAGCCTTCACAAAACGACCCGACCTCTAAAACATACAGGTTTCCGTTCAAATGTCCGACAATACTGTATGCAGTTTCATCGACACCCTTACCTGATGGGTCAATATAAGCCACTACACCAGTAAAAGGCAGCCAATCACCATGCAAAAACGCTGGTCTATGGTAATAATCTGCACTAAAACCTACAGCTGGTAGGTCAACTATCCTATATTCTGCTCCAGATGACCAAACAACCTTCTCAGGAGCATGATCTTTGACCTCCATAACGACTAAATCGGCTAATCTTAGTGGGAATCGCTGTAAATCAGAGAGGCTAGTGTCCAATTGGAACTGCAAAGTAAACTGTGAACGCCCATAACTAGCTTCTCTTTCCAGTAAATCCATTTCAGAAAACCTATCTGGATCGGTTGGTTGCCCTGCTTTTACTGTTGCTAGGCTACGAATCATCGGAGCTAGGGCATCTCCATACTTTTCTGGTTTCTTAGGGTATCTACTAGTCCAGATGCGACAGTCATATCCTCTATTTCGTAGCTTGTTGTATATACTTTCCTCTGTTTGTGGTGTACCTAAAAACAAAATATCTCCATCAGGCTTAAGAATAGCGTTAAATTCACCGCAACATTGCAATAACTTCTCTCTCATGCCTACAGTCCATGCTGTATTCGGTACTTCGCAGTCATCTGCCAGTATTAAATCAGCACGACTACCAGTTAATTGACCAAAGATACCTACACTTTTAACACTAGCTGACTGATCGGGTATAGCTGGACGTACATCAAACCTATTACTAGCTGATCTTTGCTGCTCTCGATCAGGTTCTAAACATTTAAGTATTGGCATTTCTTGTATTATTCGTAAACAAAACTGTGCAAAGTCATCAGCCCTTGTTTTTGATGCCGACACAACCATAATTTTCTTCTGTGGATCGTTTCTTAATAACCAAAGTACATAAGCTGCTGCCATCCATGACTTACCTACTCCTCTAAACGCTTCAATTATTCTTCTCTTACTGCCCTGTTGCATATATTCAGCTATATCTAACTGTACTGCGGTAGGATCTGGTAGTTGTAAATGCCTCCAGACTAAAACTAAGAAATATCTAAAGTCTTTATTGTATGGTTCGGGTAATTGTTGCCAATCTTCCTTCTTCATTACGCACTACGCTTCTTTAATTCAATAACATTCTCTATATCAGGTAACGACTTAGCCAAGTCACCAAAAGGTGTATCCTCTACAGGCTGGGCTGTTATCTGATTGTCTTTTAAAAATTGACGAATTACGTTCATATCTGCTGTCGTAGCCTCTCCACTATTTAATATTTCACCTAACGCACTTGCTAAATTTGCATGCAAGTCGCTTAATACTTCGTTTGTGTTTTTTCGTGCCATTTTATTTATTGAATGAGGCTCAACCCACTACTGAAAAGCCTCATTTATAAGCCATTATAGTGTGTGTAAGGTAATTTGACCGACTGCTTTGGGGGTTCGGTAAATAATAATGGCTTACTCTTAATATATCTTACTTGAAAAACCTGTCCACCACTAGCTCTCCACAATAGAAGAAGCACTCCCCTGCTATCTATTAGTTACTATTAGTTATCTATTGGGATATATTTTGGTAGAAAAATCTGATCGGCTCTACGTCTATACGGATTCTATATATTCCCCCATTGAGTTTGTATAAAATGTTACATAGAGAGGCCAGCCCTCGTCCAAAATGGGTTAATAATTGTATTTATTTAATAAGAATAGGCTTATAACTAGCCTCTGGAGGTCTTGTAGTACTGTCCTTGAGACAGTTCTGCATTGAAATTACTGGTTTTTGTCGGCCATCTGGAGCAAATCAGCAGCCAATATATAAATGATTTAGAGATCAACCGCCTAATTAATTGCAAACTGGCTTAAGGTCAGCTAATATCTAAAAAGGATTGTCTGAGATTCTTTACGGATCTTGCTGCAATCTTTTAAATCAACCTACTACTTAATTGTTATGTCTGTTTTAGTTAATTCCTGTACTTGGAAAATTGGCGAATGTGAAGCCAGCTTCAACCAGCTGGTCGGACTATTCGGCCAACCTATTAAATGTGATGATGCCGATGGCAAGGTTCCTTATGAATGGGTAATCGGATTCTTAAACATTCGAATCTATCCATATAAAGACCAGCCAGTATTAACTAGTAAACCTTTTAAATTTTCTATTGGTGGCACATCAACAGGTCAGGTTATAGCTTTGCAATCTTTTTTAGATCATGTTGCATTATCTGACATCTGGAGGGAATTTCCTGCTTGTGACGATTGCCCAGCTTTAGGCGTTGAAGTCTCAGCTTATGGAGATTACCAGTAAATGGAATGTTTAATTCTAATCGGGGGCATTTATGCCCTCTTTACTTGCTTCGAAGCTATCCGCATTAATTACAAATACAGGGACAGAAAATGAAACTATCAGAACTTAAAACTATTGACATCATCGCTAAAGAATGGCGTGACAAAGTGAACGGAAATTCTTATTTCTCATCTCGAGTAGTTCTTAACCTCGAGCATGAAGATGAAATGATAATTGAAATTCCTTTTCAATATGGATATGGGGAGGCTTATTTATTTGAGTCTATGGATGCGGTTAAATATTTATTTCCGACCTCCAGATGGTTCAAAGAGTCGCTTCAAAAATGGCAGGCCAAAGACTTATATAATTTCAAACTTAACTACGGAATAATTAAAGACTGTAAAAAGTCTGATTTATATCATGGTGAGGGCTTGAACTATATGGGTTGTATGAGAAAGCCAATACCAGCCAGAAAGCATGTTCAATGGTCTAATAGTTAACTCCAGAAGGAGCTACAAGGCCTCCGAAATTTTCTTCGGGGGTCTTTATACCTTCCAAAACTACGCTTTTATAGGTCTTCTATGAATGAGTAGTTTTTTAAATTACTCAAAAATCCACTACAAAAAAGGAGAATTATTCAATGGGTTTACACGTTGAAATTTACCGATGTTATGAACTAGGTAACGGAGGATGCTCGAATTATGGAGTATCCGACATACAAACAAGGCCACATATAAGAGGCCTAACAATAACCAACATCGAAGCACCATTCGAACCATCGAATGAATACCCAGCTGCTCAGTTGGTAGTTGAAAAGCATTTTAAATACCCAACTGTTCGAGTAGTACCTCAAGAATTACTAGACGCTGGAGCATGGTCAATGATGGGCGGATCTTATGTTGCTACAAGCGACAGCAGATTCAATGAAAAAATCGAAGAGTTAACAGGCCATACATTTTATGGGGCTGTAGCACTACACGATAGAACAGAGTCAGCAAGCTACATCAGGAGCATGGACTGATGGCTAAAAAGAAAATTAAATACGAGCAGCAGCCAAGAAGAATCTTGGCTATTGCTGCATGGAATAGTGGAACATCCATAGCATGGTCATCGGGGCATGATCCTAATATTATTCATGCAACAAAGGCCGTAAGAAAAGCTAAAAGAGATAACAAATTATTGGGCTGGCAGATAATGACAGTCCATATATTTGATATCGAAGACAGCGAAAGATGGGCATGGGATGGATACCAGCTAAGAGATCCAGATGTAATAGATAAAGAGTCCGACTCTTATAAAAATGACTATTACAACCAATACAAAGGGTGCAAACCTTTTAAATTAATCGAATCATTACAGGTAGTCACATGATTAAACACTACATCAAAAACAAGGACAACATCCCAGCCATATTAGATCATGGCTGGATGGTTCGAAACGATACATGGACTGATTGCCCTCCAAGTATTCAAGAAAAAATAGGCAATGATCTTATGTCACAATTTTTTGGCAATGATCCAAAACTAGTAAAACAAAATCAGGAGGATTTAAAAAATGCCAATTTATAAAATTGCAATCGCTGAAACTCACTCACAGTATTACAAAGTTAAAGCTAAGAATGAGGATGAAGCAGTAGACAGAGCTTTTGCATACGATGAAACTAAATCATGGGCTATTGAAACATGGGATGTAGGCATCGAAGCTAAAGACCACGCATTTACGGAGGAAATTGCCTAATGGGAATGTCACTTTGCGACTATCCAATACATACGGATCAGGTCGAACATCAATATAAATACAGGGTAGTCTTTACTATCGACTGTGATTATGAAGAACTTGTCGAGGCAATAGACCTCGACTTTGTTCGAAGAGGTAACGACTTAAAAGTAAGTTGCTATACCAACAGCACACAAGAATTAGAAAGCTGGTTGCATCCAGACTTTTCTACTTTCTGCGAAAACGTGCTTAATCCAGAGCTAGCCGAGTCTTGTAGCTACGCTATGGTCTATAGAAAAAGAGGAGTGAGGTCAAAACAATGGGCTTAGATGAAAAGTTTAAACGTATCCATCTGGAGTATGGCATTATCAACGATAGATATATGTTCTCTAATACAGGAGAATATAAAGATTCGGATTATTTAAGAGAGATCGGTGCGGTTGATATCGAACTTCTTAAATTATTAAAAGATAATCCTCTCTGGCATACACAAGTGCAGCGTCTAACTTATATCTTGGGGGTACTTAACAACCTCGAAGGTAATACTGACATGGCAATAGTGTTACCAGATGATTCATGCAAGGCTAGACATTTATTAATTAAGCATATAATCGAGGCTTTAATTCCCATAGTGGAGGTAATGAACTCATGCAGATAGTTAATAAAGAAATGAAAACGTATGAAATTATTTATAGTAGTGCTTCAACAAATTTTGTTGAGGCCTACTACCAAAAAGGAGTTAATTTATACGAGGCATTGACTAGCTTTATGCGAAGCAAGATACCTTATAAAGATATTTATGAGGTGAAATTAATAAAAGCTAATCAAAAGTTGGAGGCATCGTGAAGTTAAGATATCAATTTATATTCTTGCTTTTTATTATGTCTCCATTAACAATCCTTATAGGATTCAATCCAGAATACAACCTACTACTTAAACAAAATGGATCATCAGCTGTACAAAATAGCAATTAAAAAACCAAACAAAGCCCACGCTAATAACGCTGGGCTAGTTCTCTACTTTACTAAGGGTGATGAGTTCACACCTAACGGACAATGGATTAGTTATTCATACAACTACCACCCATCGAATGCTATCTATTGGACTATGCTTCCTGATAATCCAGAGAAGATAGAGACAGAGGATGAGGCTAGCGATAGAGCTATGAACGATTTACTTAAACAAGCTTTTACTAATGTCGAGCATAGGGTAGCTATGTATTCGACAGTTAAATTAGTATGGGATACAGCAAGGAGGTTCTTCGATGGAAGAAAGTAAAAAGCTACAGGCTTTTCTACCGCCCCAAGTATGCAATAGGTTAGATCATCTAGCTGAAAGCATGGGTATTACTAGAGCCGAGCTATCTAAACGTATTATTACTGAATGGCTTGAAGGTAATTACACAAAAAACCTAGAGTTTTGGAGTAATGCGAACCCTTGAAGATCAACTAGCTAATGAAGACCTGATGTTAAACATGGGTCAGAATAGAATAAGATCACAACACAATCGAAAACAACTAGCGAGCATGGAGTCTCTTACCATTTATGGTGAGGCTCTATGCTCTTTTAATGTGGACATAATTGTTAGTCACTTGCGAGCTATTAGAAGAAAGATAGAGCAAGGGAAAGCTGGTACTAACTACGCTATGCTTACGCCTCTACTTGACTTGCCACCCCAACAAGTGGCAGCTGCATCTATAAGGACAGTAGTAGATACGCTATCAAGTACACCAAGCCTCCATCAAGTGGCAGCTAATGTTATCGAAAGGATATGGATTGAGACAATGCTCGATAGGGCTACTGATAGTGAGCTACGAAAATACAAAAGGGGTAGACATAAGAAAAGGTATCGAATCTATTTAATAAATACAATGACTAACACCGAGCAATGGAATGCAAGACAACGGATGGCAAGTGGTCTATTTATGGTTGAGTTAATACAAAAATATACAGGACTAATACAAATTTTTTTAGATAAAAGTTATAAGACACCACGAAGAATGGTAAGAGCTACCGATAAATGCATGGAATGGGTAAAGAAAATAGATACTGACCTTAAAATACAGACACCTAACTTTTTACCCTTACTGATAAAACCAAAACGATGGACTAATCCATACGATGGCGGATACTACAATGAGAATATAAAATTTAATTTATTTAAAAGTAACAATAAAGAAATAGCTTCAAGAATACAGACAGATACAGCGTTCTTAAAGGTTGCAAACATACAAGGCAACGTAAGTTTACAGGTTAATAAATATATTTTAGATCAGATACTATATGCATACGACAACAATTTAGAAATAGGTTGTTTACTACCAAGAGATGGGTATGCAGTACCACCATATCCAAAGCATCTGGAAGAGAATGACCCACAAGTTATTAAGTGGAGAATAGATTGCAAGAGAATTATAGATAAGAATAACTATACAAAAGGTAGTCGTATAGGTATAGCTAAAACTATATGGATGGCACAAAAATACAAAGACGAACCTAACCTATACTTTCCAAAGCAATTAGATTTTCGAGGCAGAGTATACGATAGAGTTCCATTCTTAAATGTGCAGGGTAATGATGTATCAAGATCGCTATTGCAATTTACTAATGGCAAGTTAATTAAAACAGAAGAGGATTTGAATTGGTTAAAGATACATGGTGCAAATATGTTTGGTATCAAACAAGACTTCCAAACAAAAATAGAATGGGTTAATAATAATTTAAAAGAGATTAATTCTATTGGAAGAGATTGTTGGGCAACACCAGAACTATGGATGCGAGCAGATAAGGCTTGGAGTTTTCTTGCTTTTTGCAGGGCAATCTATCTTTATCAACAAGAACCAAGTAGCTATCTATGTCAGCTTCCCTGCCACCTTGATTGCACTTGCAGTTCTATTCAGCACTTCTCAGGTTTGCTTCGTGACCAAGTGATGGGTGAAAAGGTAAACCTTATAAACTCTGATAGACCACAAGATATATACAGCGAGGTAGCAACTGAGATAAACAAAAGACTTATTGAGAGTGACGACCCTAGAGCCAAGAAGTGGTTAATGTTAAACGTGGATAGATCGTTGACTAAACCTTGCGTGATGACAGCACCATACTCGGCTACTAATAGTGCCTTTTATCATCATGCTTACAGCTGGGCTATCGAGAGGGGTACAACTTTAGGTAAAAATAATTGGACAAGAGGTAAGGGGGCTATGACAACAGTAAGTTACATGGCTAGCTTGCTGTATCAGGAGGCAGCCAAGTCTATCAAGCCAGCAGTTATTGCAATGAAATGGTTTAGAGCAGTAGGCAGAGAATTAGGTAAAGACAACAAGCCAGTATCATGGACAAGTCCGACTGGTTTATATGTCGAGCAAAAGTATTACGACCCAAAGAAAATACGAATCCAATTAAAGTATTTGTCGGATGTTTATTTAGATATAAGAACAAACGAGGATACGCCAGAACTTAATACAAAGAAGATGGGGCATGCTATCTCAGCAAATATATTACATAGTTTTGATTCATCTCATATGGCATTTTCTACAATTCATGCTTCAATAAAAGGAGTCGAAAATATCTGTGGCATCCACGATTGTTTCGTTACTACTCCGTCTGAGATGAGTGAACTGCGTGACTCTGTTAGACAGACATTTGCTGATATGTATTCAGTCGATTGTCTATCAAAACTAAAGGCAGAATTAAAAGCACAATTAACAGACAACCAAATAGACAGCCTACCTCCAGAGCCTACTCTTGGAGACTTGGATGTTTTACTTACACGTTCATCAACCTACTTCATAACATGAATCAAGTTAAAGCAAATCCTTTTTATATCTTCACACCAGAATGTGGAGTTGCATGGAGTCATCTAGTAAAACCAGATGATGCATTTAATAAAGCACCAGAATGGAGCGTAACTTTATTGTTAGATCCAGACTCAAAAGAAACAACAAGAGTATTTGACGAGTTCGAGAAAGGTCTTGAAGCATGGAAGGTACAGCTTAAGACTGCTTTCCCACAACAAACTTTTAAAATGGGCGAACATTCAAGGTATGGATTTACTGAGTTCGAGGGCAAAAATGTAATGGAGATCAAATGTAAAAAACCTGTAGAAGCAGGGCAAGGTGCTAATAGATTTAAGAATACACCACCTATTCTTTTAGATAAGTATGGCACTCCTATACCACCAGAAGAAAAAGAAAAGTACATAGGTTTAGGTAGAGGTACAACAGTACAAGCCAAGCTAAGAGTTCAAGGGTACAACCATCCGACTTATGGTGTTGGATTAACAGTTCAACCAGAAGCCATAGTCATTATGAATTTTGTTCCATATGAAAAAACGACAGACCTCTCAGGGTTCAAGTTCCAAAGCAAGAGTGAAACGCAAGACCTCACACCCTCAAATGTTGAAAACTCCTTCGGGGGTAGTACATTTTAGATCAAAGTTCGAGGCTCAAGTTGCCTCTGACTTAATCAAAAAGAAAGTACAATTCAGCTATGAAACTGTCAGCTATGATTACATCATCAGCAGTAGCTACACTCCTGACATCATCCTTCCTAACTGTGTGGTTGAACTCAAAGGAACGCTACTTAAAGAAGAAAGAAAAAAATATATTGCAGTCAAGACGCAACATCCCACACTAAGCTTGCGGTTCTGTTTTCAAAACGCAAACAACAAACTTAGTAAAGCTAAAAGAAGCCTGACGTATTGGCAATGGGCTGAACGTCATGGCTTTCTTTGGTGTAACAAAACTATCCCTAAAGAATGGTATGCCGAGTAAATACATAAGCAAAGAACCTTGCCCAGAATGTAACAGCAAAGATAACGTAGCTGTTTACGATGACGGACATAAACATTGCTTTGGATGTGGTTGGCAATTTCAACCCAAAAAAATTTTAGACAAACCCACTTTCGTACCAATGAAAAAAGAATGGAGTCCGCTAACCGCAATTCCTTGTGAGCTACCCAAGCGTGGAATAACAGAAGAGACATGTAAGTTTTTTAACTATGGCGTATCACAATTTAGTGGTAGTGATTGTCAAGTTGCAACCTATCGAGATCAACGTGGATTAATAGCAGCACAACATATTAGATTTAAAGATAAAAGATTTATATGGAAGGGAGACTTATCAGATATAAAGCTATGGGGTCAGGAATTATGGAGACAATTTAATACTGGTAGTTCTTTCGTAACAATTACAGAAGGCGAGATTGATTGTATGAGTGTAGCCCAAGCCACTCGTTCTAGTACTGGTAACTATTTTCCAGTCGTAAGTTTGCCATCAGGCGCTCAGTCTGCTACCAAGTATGTAGCTGCAAATTTAAAATGGTTATCTCAGTTTGTTCGAATTGTTATTTGTTTTGACAACGACTCAGCTGGCTTGGATGCTGCCCAAAAGGTTGCAAAGATCTTACCTACTGGTAAGGCAGCTATCGCTAACCTACCAAGAAAGGATGCTAATGAAATGCTCATCGCAGGGGAGCAAGAGTTACTTAGAGATCTCCTCTTCAAAGCAAGTCCTATCAGACCCGACAACATATTCTCTGCCTACGATCTATGGGAAGATTTAGTTAAGGAAGATAACTCACAGATATGTAGCTATCCTTTTCCAGAATTAAACAAGATGGTACAAGGATATAGAAAGCAGTCGCTCACTACAATTTGTGCTGGCACAGGCGTGGGCAAGAGCTTACTCTGTCGTGAGATGGGCTATCATTTTTTAAATCATAATCTTAAGGTCGGATGGATTGGCCTCGAAGAAAGCAGTAAGAGAAGTATGCAAGGCATACTATCTATAGCATTAAACAAACCACTACATATAGATGAGAAGGCTGTTGATGAGAAAGAGTTACGACAAGCATTCGACTATTTATTTAGTGACAATAGATTTGTATTACTTCAGCACTTTGGTTCGTTAGATCCAGATAGATTAATAGATCAGATAACATACATGGCTACTGGTGAAGAATGTGATGTTATCTTCTTGGATCATCTAAGTCTTGTAGTATCTGGACTAACAGATGGAGATGAAAGAAAACAAATAGATGTATGTTGTACCAAGTTAAGACAAGTGGTTGAAAAGACAGGAGTAGGTTTAGTTATGGTCAGCCACTTGCGTAGAACAGATGGCAAGCCAGCTGAAGAGGGAGGAGATATAAACTTAGCAGCATTAAGAGGTAGTCAAAGCATAGCTCAGTTAAGTGACCTAGTAATATGTGGCATTAGATCGCAGCAGTCGGAAGAGAGTAGCAATGAATTGCAGTTAAAGGTATTAAAGAATAGACATAATGGATGCTTGGGCAAAGCAGACAAGTTGTTATACAACGAATCTACTGGTCGCCTTACCCCTTCACTAACAAACTTCTAATGACTTTATTAATTGATGCCGACTGGCTTTGTTACCATTGTTGCTACGCTGTAGAGAATGACGACAGGTTTGATGACAACTTGCATGTATTGTACTCAAGACCTAGCTGGGCGTTAGACCTTATCGAGACATACATCAAAGGATACAAGCAAGTATCAGAAGATGAAGGCGAAGTAATTATGTGCTTTACTTCTTATCCAACATTTAGACATGAGTTATATCAAGAGTACAAAGCTAACCGAAAGAGTCGTAGAAAACCATTAGCACTTAAAGCAGTTATGAGTGCATTGTCTGACAGGTATAAGTGTGTAAGGTATGAAGGGTTAGAAGGTGATGATGTACTTGGATTATTAGCTACAGACAAGACGCTTGATGATCCTATTATTGTTAGTCCAGATAAAGATATGAGAACTATACCTTGCAAACTATTAGCTGGTGAAGACTTAGAACTTATAACAAGAAGACAGGCAGATAGAAACTGGATGGCTCAAGCATTGACAGGAGATACAACTGATAACTACAAAGGTATATCTGGTGTAGGTACAGTAACAGCTAACAAAATATTAGGAGATGCAAAACAACTTGATGAGATGTGGGAGATAGTAGTTAAAGAATACGAAAAGAAATCTGGCGGATACAAAGAAGCATTGCTTACAGCAAGACTGGCAAGGATACTAAGAAGTGGTGACTACAATAAAAATACTGGTAAGGTAAAACTTTGGAAACCTTAATCAATCTCTAATGGATTCTTTTTCTTTTTAGGAAAACCAGCTTTCATGTTTTTATAATCCTTATCTGAGATAGTACTATTTGCTTTGCTTCTACTAGTGCCAGCTTTCTTTCTTTTATTTATGTTGTAATACAATCCTTTCTTAGCCATAACAAATAAAGTATTATGTATATAACTTACCACTAGATATGGCTATTGACGATAACTTTCCACCAGTTGATGAAGCACTTATTATTCGTTTAAATGAATTGTATCCTGAGAAATGCCCAGCTATTGATGAGAAAGATAGAAACATCTGGTTCTATTCTGGTCAGAGAAGCGTGGTAAAAATGCTCGAATCAGTTTACAATGAGCAAAACACGAACACTATTTAAGAGGTAGCTATGTGCGGAGGTAGCAGAAGACCACCAGATCGTACTGATGAAATGCTTGCTGTCCAACGAGAGCAGATAGCAGAACAAAAAAGACAATACGAACAAACAAGGTCAGACAATTTAAAAAGACAGGAAGAGCAAAAGAAAATTGCAACAGCAGCACCAGCACCAGCACCAAGCGAAGCAGCTACCGCAGTAGCAGCTGCATTAGAAATACCAGCTGGAGGTATTGGAATAGGATCAGCAGAGCAGAGAAGAGGCTATGGACGTAGACGTTTAAGAACAGATTTAAAACAAGGCTCTGGACTACAAATCCCTTAAACTAAATGGACAATGAAGTTACCCTGACAAGTAGCGTAGATAAAACTAACGACTACAAATCTCAGATGGATGAGAAGAAAGGCGTTACTGTTGCATCTAAGTATGCTAAAGGAAAATCTAATAGATCTCCTTACAGCGACAGGGCTAGAGCAAATGCAAAAGTTACTATACCTTTTGAATATCCAGATGATACATATGGAGACAGAGGTAAAGTAGATACTCCACACCAATCAATGGGTGCAAGGGGAGTTTTAAATATTGCAAATAAACTTGGCATAAATCTTTTCCCTATTAATACAGGCTTCTTCAAGCTTGAGATAGATGGTCTTGGAATGATAGTGGCACAACAAGGGCCAGAAGCTAAGACAGAATTAGATACAGCATTAGTAAAAGTAGAGCAGCAAGTAAGCAACATGCTTGAAACTATGAGTTTCAGAGCGTCCATGCATGAAGCTTTCAAGCAATTAATTATTGCTGGTAATGTTTTACTTTATATAAATCCAACAGGTATAAGAGTATTACATCTAG